AATGTGGTGCTTAAAGGATTAGTGAGGCGGAGAGAGGCTGAAGCTAAACTATATGAGCAACTTTAGAACTATATTAGTAAACTTATTATCAGACGAAAGCAACAGTATTAGCCACAAAAGAGTGGTTGCAATGCTTGGCAGCTTATGTCTTTTTATTTCCTTGTTCTTAAACATAATCTTAAAAATTAACCCAAGCGATAAATTGGTAGATGCCGTATTGTATCTTACGCTATTTGCTATGGGTTACACCACAATAGATAAATTCAGCAAAAAATAAATAATGCTAAAATCAAAACGAAAACGACTATTCTTTGACATCGAAACCTCGCCCAACGTCGGCTTTTTCTGGAGCGCAGGATACAAGCTTAATGTAACTGCGGATAGTATTATTAAAGAACGTGCTATCATTTGCATATGCTACAAGTGGGAAGATGAGAAGGAAGTTTACTATTTACAATGGGATAGCAAACAAAACGACAAAAAGATGCTACAAAGTTTTATTGAAGTAGCAAACACGGCTTCGGAATTAGTAGGGCATAATGGCGACAAGTTTGACTTAGCGTGGATAAGAACACGCTGCTTGTTTCACGGGATTGAGATGTTTCCTAAATACGTTACAATCGACACGCTAAAGGTAGCACGTCAAAAGTTTAGATTTAATAGCAACAAGCTTAATTACATAGCTGACTACTTAGGTATTGGGCAGAAGATTAAAACCGAATATAGTTTATGGAAGGACATTGTTCTGCATAAAGACAAAGTGGCTATGGCTAAAATGATTAAGTACTGCCAAAAAGATGTTGTGTTATTGGAGCAAGTATTTAATGCCCTTAAAAACCACATCGAACCTAAAACACATTACGGAGTTATATTTGGACAAGACCGAGGCTCTTGCCCTGAATGTGGAAGCGATGAGATAGTAATACAAATGAGGCGTACAACTGCAACAGGAGTAAAGAAGATATTATACAAGTGTAAAACTTGTTTTAAGATACATTCCAAAACAGACAAATAAATGGATAGTAAAATACTTAGCTTAGTAATAGAAGATATGCGTAGGCGTGAACTTGTAGGCAAATCAAAGTACGGAACTACAATGGATAGAAGTGATCTAAGCACCGGTCAATGGATAACACACCTAAAGGAAGAGCTGCAAGATGCGATACTTTATTTAACCAAACTTGAACAAATACACAATGCGCCTCAAAAAGATATTTAGCTTCGGCAATATATTAGATAGAGATACCTACGAGCAATTAAGAGAATTAGATTACACCAATCCTAACTTTAAGGGTTGCGCCGATGAGTTCCAGTTCAATCGGGAATGGTGGGTTATGTTAGATCAAGGCGAGATAGTAGCTTACTGCGGTTCTATTTACTCTAAAGGCATTTGCATATTTAATCGTGCGTGGGTTAAGAAATCACATAGAGGACTAGGCATACAAAGACGAATGATTAAGACCAGGCTAAAGGCTGCATCTACTTTTTGCCATATAGCTATTACATACACAACTTTAGACAACTTTCCTTCAGCTAATAACCTTATTTCGTGTGGGTTTAGGTTATACCTACCGGAGTATTCTTACGGGGGTTCTGACAAACTTTACTTCCAGAAGTTGCTATAATGTTTCACTTTAGTACAACAAAAGCTAGTAATACTACTACTTTTGGCTGCATTTTACTTCCGACTTTGTCAAGTTATACCTTTACTTTATTACATTTATAGTCAAGTTTTAGCTTTACTTTGTACGTTCTGGCGTACATAATTAGTAATAAACTGCACAATTTGATGTGCTTTTATCCCATATAAGCCACATTATTTGCATCATTGTTGCAAAAATAATTTATATAATTTTACACTTTGTATTGTTAATTGTAGTATTTTTGTTGAAACAAAACACAAAATGACACATTTAACCACCTACCAAATGTTCCAATATCAGCGATACGGGAACATATTAATCGACGGGGATAGGAGTACTACAAACCCTTATGACCCTGCTCTATTGCCTAAAAACTACGATTACGAAGACGATGATTACACGTTTACTCGTTGGGTAGAACACAATGCAGAACTTGAACTTTTAAAAAACGAATTATATGAAGATTGAATTTGTAAAAGAAACTAACCACAGAGGCGATGTTTACTATTATACAACAGTAGATGGTCGCTACCAAAAAGACACTATATCGTTGGACTACTCACAAGCCTATGAAATATTTATAGGAATGAGAAAAAAACAAGAGCCGACTATCGAAGTATTAGAACATTATATTATCAAAGAAACAACAGAAACCAATGAGCCTAATTAAAATTCAACAGGAATTAAAAGCACCTAAAAACCAATTCAATGCTTTTGCTAAATACAAGTATCGAAGTGCAGAAGATATTATCGAAGCTGCAAAACCTATATGCCATAAGTACGGCTATGCTTTAATGTTAAGCGACGAGGTAATAGAAGTAGGCGGTAGAGTATATGTAAAGGCTACGGCTTGTTTAAGTAACGGAGAAGATAACATTACCTGCACGGGTCTTGCTCGTGAAGAGGAAAACAAAAAAGGAATGGATGCTTCGCAGATTACCGGAGCAGCAAGTAGTTATGCCAGGAAGTACGCACTTAACGGATTGTTTGCAATCGACGACACCAAAGATGCAGATGCTACCAATGAGCATAAAGACGAAGTAAGCGAAGGTCAAAAAGCGTTCTTAATTGAAGCACTTGATAAGACAAAGTTTACTCAGGAGCAAAAGTATAAAGCTATTGAGAAAATCAAAGCTATCAAGACCTTAGACGAATTTAACAAGATCAAAGAAACAATAAAGAAAAGCTAATGAGGGAACTATTACCATTTGAAAGGCAGATGCTCCTTGCAGAAGTATATCATTACGCTTGGTATAACGAAGAGGCATACGAGGACTTATTAGCCTTTATTAAAAAGTATGAAAACAAATTAGACAAACCTGTATTTTTTAACCCAATCAATAACAATGACACAGAAACAACAAATCTTGAACCACTTGCTTTCGGGCAAAACCTTGACACCAATCCAGGCTCTAACGAAGTTTAATAGCCTAAGATTATCGGCAGTTATCTTTGAACTTAAACGCAAAGGATATAAGATACAGTCCGACTTAATTAACGTAGGTAACAAGAAACAACCTAAATTTGTAAGTAAATATTCACTAATAAAAAAGTAAAAAATGGAACAAAAAAAATGGAGTGCAGGTGCTTGGAAAAAGCAAACCGCTAAAGGAGAAGTAATTAATTTTACAATCGAGAATGTTAAATACTCAATGTGGATTAATTCTTACAAGACCGACGAGAAGCAACCAGATTACAAGATTTATGTAAATGATTTCAAACCTAAAGAAGATACGGAAGGATTGCCGTTTTAATTATGCTAACGAGAAAAAAGGATATATCAATAAGACAATTAAAGGAGTTATACTTTGCACAACGTAACACACATTTGCAGCTACACGAAATGATGCAGCAGTTAGGGTTGTTAGGCATAGAAGATAACGAGCCTTTAGGGTTAGACATTGGCGCAAGAACGATTGTCAAATTGGTAGACGAAGAGTTTGAGTGCGATGTATTAATTAAGGATAGATCATTAAAAACAACGTTCGGTCGCAAGGCTGCTGCTTACTTACTCAGAAGATACACCAAGTTAAGCCTAAAGGAGATAAGCCAATACACAGGAACAAGCGACCACACAACGGCTATCCATAACATTAAACAAGCGAACAACCTAATAGAAACTGAGGACTGGTTTAAAACTAAGCTAAAAAAACTTTGCTTAAAATTAGAACTTAAGGAAATTTAGTGTATATTTGCAGTATAATAAAGACACATTAAGGAAGAGCGAACCCATAATGTGTTTAGTGGTTAAATAATAAAGACCCTTGAAGTTCGCTCCTTCTCGGGTCTTTTCTTTTTTATGACATACGGAGAAAAACTAAAAAGTCCTAAATGGCAAAAGAAACGTCTTGAAATTTTAGAACGAGACGAGTTTACCTGTACAATGTGCGGATCAAAAGAAAAGCAACTGCACGTGCATCACAAAGTTTATATCTTTGATAATGACCCTTGGGATTACGAAGACGAATTTTACATTACATTTTGTGAAGATTGTCACTTTGAAGAGGAGTGCAATAAAAGCTTTATAAAAAATATTATAAAATATAATGTTTATAAGGGAGTTACATATACAGAATTAAGACCTTTGTTTGAAAATGTTTTAAGTAAGTATGTTAAGGAAAAAAGTATGACATTTGATGAACTACAAAACTTTTGTAAAAATGGCAAAAAGATTTACTGATACGGAGAAATGGAAAAAACCTTTTATTCGTAATTTATCAGCACCTTATAAACTTCTATGGCTTTACATTTGTGACGACTGCGACCATTCTGGTATTTGGCAGGTAGACATTGATGTAGCTAAAATACGTATTGGAGAGGATATAAATGAGCAAGATGCTATAAAATTTTTTGATGATAAAATCATAAAAATTGATAATGGCAATAAGTGGTTTATACCTTCTTTTATAGATTTTCAATATCCGAGCGGACTTAATCCAGATAACAAAGCACACGGCGGAATTGTTAAAATGCTTATTAAATACAAATTAATCGATGACCAACTTAAGCCCCTTAGTAGCCCCTTGCAAGGGGACAAGGTTATGGTTATGGATAAGGTAATGGATAAGGATAAGGTTAAAGAAGAGATCGAGCTTCCTTTTGTTTCTGAGTTTTTTGCAGAAATATGGAACGCTTGGAAGAATTATAAGAAAAAAGAGTTTAAGTTTACATACAAGACAAATCAAAGTGAACTTGCTGCTCTTAACGAATTAATAAAATTATCAAAAGGACAAGAAGATCAAGCCATAAAAATACTTAATCAGTCAATGGCAAATGGTTGGAAAGGTCTATTTAACTTAAAAGAAGATGCAAAAGGAACTACAAATAATCACAGAAAATTGTCAAAAGGAGAACTTGACACACTTGCCCACTACAACTATATGCACTCTACTACCTACGGAGAAAGAGATTATGACCGCATTCTCGGGCGAGAGGGTTCGCAACCTGAATTCTACAATATTTAAGCAAAACCTTGTTTACATAATGCAGTTAATAGGCATCAACAATCCGGGCGAAGTTAAGTTAGCAATTTTAGAGGATTGGATAAGAACCGAGTACGGAGCGTTTACAATAAATGAGGTTAAAGTAGCGTTTAAGCAAATGGTAGCCAATGACTTTATAGACCACTACCAGAATTTTAGTCCTGCATACTTTAGTCAGGTAATGGATAGGTACAAGAAAAAAGCAAACGAAGTAAGAAAAATGATGCCACAAGAACGAGTAGAAGCAATCCCACACTTAACCGATTTAGAGATAATTGATTACTCTTACCAAGAATATAAGCTTTTGGAAAATAGAACATTTGACAGGTTGTTTAACCCATTAAGTGTATTTACAAAGCTTAATAGTACGGGCATCAAGAAGTGGACAAAAGATGATGGTGCGATTGCTAAAAAGAAGCTTATGGAGATTATTACCTACAAAGCTAATAAAATGGACATAATAAGCGCAAAGCAGTACCGAGACGAATGGACTGACCAATGGCTTAAGAACCAGGCTCGAGCCGTAGCAGTAGCATTATTTTTTGATTTGCAAATTGCTAATAATAAAACTTCATTCAAATGAGACACGGCAGTTTATTTAGCGGAATAGGTGGCTTTGATCTAGCAGCAGAATGGTGCGGTTGGGAAAACGTATTTCATTGCGAATGGAACACCTTTGGACAAAAAGTTTTAAAACATCACTTCCCAAATTCAATATCTTACAATGACATCACAAAAACAGATTTCACTATTCACAGAGAATCAATCGACATCATTAGTGGTGGCTTCCCTTGCCAACCCTACTCAAATGCAGGAAAGCGACTTGGCAAAGAAGATGAGAGACACCTCTGGCCTCAGATGCTTAGAGCAATTAGGGAAATTCAACCAAGTTGGGTTGTGGGCGAGAACGTTCGCGGACTTACTAATTGGAACGGGGGATTGGTATTCGACGAGGTGCAAACTGAGTTGGAAGCTGAAGGCTACGAAGTCCTGCCGTTTTTACTTCCAGCTTGTGCCGTCGGTGCGCCACACAGAAGAGACAGGATATGGTTTATTGCCTACTCCGACTTGTATGGATCAAACAAACGCAACGGCAACAATGAAATCAACACAAGTAAAGGAAGGTTCAATGCGGTCAGTAACATTAACGAGGGCTTTAGTAATGGGAATGCTACCGACACCACTTGCATCGGATTGCGGAGAGAAAGTAACAGGCTTAGAAAATCAAATGAGTTTAACGAAAATGATAAGGCAGGGTTTATTACCAACACCAAACAGTTTCGATTGGAACACAGCGAGAAGTCAGGAAACATTGGAGAAGGCAAAACAGAGACACAAGGAGAAAGGAGTAGTTTTACAAAACAGCCTACGACAAATGGCTGGTCAGGGTTTCCAACTCAATCCCCTGTTTGTAGCGGAGATGATGGGCTTCCCAGAGAACTGGACAACATTACCTTTTCTAAATGGAGAAAAGAAAGTATAAAAGCATACGGGAATGCAGTAGTGCCTCAGGTAGCTTATCAAATATTTAAAAGTATTTGTCAATATCAAGAACTTTAGTATATTTTTGCTTTATGACCGCAAACGAATTAACCAAAGAAGCAATCAAAACCCTAAACAAAAACGGGTGTTTTGTATGGCGCAATAACAATCTTGCGGTTCGTGGTCGCACTTTTATAGGTTTAAAAGGTGTTCCAGATGTTGTAGGCTTTCACACACAAAGCGGAGTAGCGGTATACTGCGAAACAAAAGCGATAGGCGATAAACTTAGCAGCTACCAAATAGCATTCTTAAACTTAGCAAAGACGGCAAATTGTTTTTGTTACATAGCAACCGAAGAAAACGGCAAACTAACCTTAAAGGAGTATGAACAAGAATAGCATCATATTAGAACTTTGGGAAAGCCGAGAACTTAAGGAAGCAATAGACAAGATGCAGCCTGAAGATTTACGAGACGATTTAAGAAGCGAGTTATTTAAGGTGCTATGCGAAATGGAAGAGGAGCGTTTAATTGATATGCGCACACGCAACGTATTAAAGTTCTACTTGGTTAGGACAATGATTAATATGATGCAAAGTAACACAAGCCAATTTTACCGCACATATAGAAAGCCTTTAGAAATAGAATTGATAGTACACGATAGAGACGAAGAATTGCTTGATAAAGTAGAAGACGAGTTATCTAAGATGCATTGGTATAAAGCGGAACTATTACGAGTGTATGCTATTAAGCATAACTGCAACGCTAAAGAACTAAGCAGGGTTACAGGTATTCCGTATATGTCAATACATAGGGAACTTAAACTAACTAAACGAGAACTTAAAAAACAACTACGCAAATGATAATTATAGCAGCAATATGCTTTGCAATATTCTTTGTAGAGATACACCAATTTCATAGAAAATGGAAATTAGATTTTAAGCCTTTTAGTTGCACAAGTTGTTTAGCAGCTTGGACAGGATTGGCTTTATATTTACTTCCTGCAATATGTACCGACATAATAGCGTTTGTATTTATACCTGGAGTTGCAGCTCCTTTACTATCTAAACTAATGTGGAACTTATGGAAATAGAACACCGCAACTTTTTAGACGAACACGTTGGTAATTGGCATACAGTACAAAATGGTTATGTGCGTAATATCGACTTAGACATCTTAAAAATGTATGAGCATATTTATCGCAAGTATATGAGTGCAGATTTTATATTAACAGTATGGT